AAGATTGCCCAAAACTCAATCTTTATGGATTCGAGAAACCTGAGCATCGGAATCGGAACAACTGTTCAGGACACTGGTCTGGTTGTCGGTAACACCGTCATTCAGAACTCTACTGGAGCAACTGGCACCCTGACAGGATTCGCTGGTTCGATGACTGGTGATCTTTCTGTTACCAACGCTGGTGTTGGTTACACTCCTGCCTCTGGTTATTATGTCTTCTCTGGTGTTGCTCTCACAAGCATCACAGGAAGTGGACTCAACGGAACTGCCGAGATCGCTGTTTCGAATGGAGTTGCAATTGCTGCGACTGTTTCCACTGCTGGCGGTGGTAAGGGATATGCAATCGGTGATGTTCTGACTCCAATCACTGTTGGTAACAACAGTCTTGGTGAGGGAATGAGACTCTCTGTTGGTGAAATCTATGGTAACAATGAACTAATTCTGGATGATGTTCAAGGAGACTTCGCAACTGGAGCAACTGATAAGTTGTTCTATGAAAACTCTTCAGGCATCACGACCGAACTGAACTTCTCTGTTGGTGGTTCTGTTGTTCCTCAGACTCCAATCAGAGTTAATTCTGATGGTCTTCACATGAAGATCTTCCAGAGAAACCACGGTCTTTATGGTGGAGTCAATAAGGTCACTCTGAAGGACATCACAACTGATGTTCCAACAACAACCGTTGCAGAGGCTTACAGCAACACTGCAACTGGTGCCATCTCAGTTGGAAGCACAACGAATTACACTTCTTTCGAGAATGTTGCTGTTGGCGCAACCAACCCTGGTTACATCAAGATCGGTCAAGAAATCATTTCTTACACTGGTTTCGATGCCAACACTCTCACGGGAATCACCAGAGGCGTTGATAACACTGTTACTGCTTCTCATGCAGTCAACGATTTGGTTTACAAATATGAATTGAATGGCGTTTCTCTGAGAAGAATCAACACCACTCACACTCTGGCAGATGTCACCGTTGACAATCCAACTACTCTTGACTCTTATCACGTCAAGATTCAAATGGATGAGAATGGAACCGACAGAACCGACGGTGGAACTCTGGGTGTTCTACTTCAACGACTCTGAGTCTAACTCTGGAACCAAGGCTAAGGGAACTTACAATCTTCCTTATTCTCTGATGATTCCAAGAATTTTGACCCTGACCCCAACAGGAACCAAGATCAACACTAATGTCAGAACAGTTAGTGGAACAAGTGTCGATGGAAACGAGGCATCTTACACAGATAAGGGTTATCAAGAGGTTGCACTTTATCAGAAGAATTACTTCGATTCCCCAAGAGTTGTTGCTTCTAAGGTCAACGAAGACACTTATCTCGCACCAAGCGGTTTGTTCCCAGGCAATAAGTCTCTGTCCTTCAATATGAGTCTCTTGAGCATTGATAACAGACTTTCACCTGCGATTGATCTGGACAACGCATCTTGCGTCTTTGTCAATAACAGAGTCAATGCCCCTGTTACCAATTACGCAACTGATTTCAGAGTCAATTCGTTCCAAGATGATCCAAGCAGATTCATCTATGTGACCAAGAACATTGTTCTTGAGAACCCAGCGACTTCACTCCAAGTTCTCATGGATGCTTACGTCCAGGACGCTTGTGACATCCGCGTGTTCTTCGCTCTGAATCAGGAACTTCCACTGAGAGAGACCGTCTTCATTCCGTTCCCTGGTTATGATAATATTGACTCTGCTGGCAACACAATCAGCACAACCAACAACGACGGAAGACCTGACGTGTTCACACCTAAGCAGGATACAGTTCTCGCTGAACCTACTCCCGAATACTTCCGTGAACTTAAGTTCAGTGCTGAAAATCTCAATCCTTACACTTCTTACAGGATCAAGATCGTTGGAACCTCAACCAACGCTGCTGTTGTTCCACAGATCAAAGGACTCCGCATTATCTCCTTCGCATAATGACTCTTATTCCAATCAAAGGACAAGATGGTATGTTTCGTGACAGCGAAACTAATGCTATCGTGAATCGAAACTCTAACGAGTTTCAGATGTATGTTAACAACAGGGAGAGACTTTCTAAAGATCAGGAAAGACTCTCCTACATGGAGAAAAACATGGACGAGTTGAAGCATGACTTGAACGACATTAAGTTCTTGTTGAAAAACCTGTTGAGATAATTTTCTAAATACCTTATAAAGAGGGACTGATTAGATGGCGCAGCCTTCCACTCGACAAGGACTAAAAGATTATGTACTGAGGCAACTAGGCGCTCCTGTTTTGGAAATCAACGTTGCTGATGAGCAGATCGATGATCTGCTGGACGATGCACTGCAATATTTCAACGAAAGACACTTTGATGGCGTTTATCGTAACTATCTAAAGTATCAAGTTACTCAAGATGATGTCGATCGTGGTAAAGCAAGACCACCTGGCGCTCCAGCAATTGGCGCTGGCACAGCTGGCATTGCAAGCACTTCGGCAACCACAACGATTGTGGGAACTGCCACCACGTTCACTTATTACGAAAACAGCAATTATCTTCAAGTTCCACCTAATGTTATTGGTGTGGACAAGGTTTTCCAGTGGGATGATGCCCAGGGCATCAACACCCAAAACATGTTTAGTTTCAAGTATCAGTTGTTCCTGAATGACGTTTATTATTGGGGACAAACTGATTTGTTGAGTTACTCAATGTCAATGAGTTACCTTGAGACACTCAACTTCCTGTTGAACACACACAAACAAATTCGTTTCAATCAGAGACAAGACAGACTTTATCTGGACGTTGACTGGGATACTATTCAAGCTGGTGACTTCATTATTCTTGATTGCCAAGTGGCAATGGATGGAACAGATTATTCCAGAGTTTGGAACGATTCATTCCTGAAGCGTTATCTGACTGCTCTTGTCAAGAAACAGTGGGGTCAGAACCTCATCAAGTTCCAAGGCGTCAAACTTCCTGGGGGCATCGAGTTCAATGGAAGAGAGATTTATGAAGATGGCGTCAAAGAAGTTGAACAAATCCGTGAAGAGATGTTGTCATTCTATGAACTGCCTCCAATGGATCTGATTGGTTGAGGAATAACTAATGACACTCAATCCATTTTTTCTAAACGGATCAACAACCGAACAAAGTCTTATTCAAGACTTGGTAAACGAACAACTTCGTATGTATGGAGTTGAGTGTTATTACCTGCCAAGAATTTACGCAACCACAAACACAATCATCAGAGAGGTAATTCAATCTGAGTTTACAAATGCTTATCCTCTGGAAGCATATGTCAACTCTTACGAAGGATTTAGTGGACAAAAAACTCTGCTGAGTAAGTTTGGTATTGAAGAGAAAGATGATCTGGTCCTCACAATCTCAAAAGACAGATATGAGAATTACATCACTCCTCTGATTAAAGATATCACAAACATCGAACTGTCATCGAGACCCAAAGAAGGAGATCTAATTTACTTCCCTCTTGGTGATCGTTTGTTCGAAATCAAGTACGTTGAACACGAACAACCTTTCTATCAACTCAGAGACACTTATGTTTATGAGTTGACCTGCGAACCCTTCCGTTATGAGGATGAGGTCATCGACACGGGTGTTACTGACATTGACAATGAGATCGATCAAATTGGTTACATTCAAACTCTGACCATGGTCGGTGTCGCTTCGACTGCAACTGCGATAACAAGTTACTGTGAATCTGGAGCAGTTGAAACTGTTTACATCACCAACATGGGTGGCAGTTACGAAGCACAACCAACTATCGAATTCTCTGCTGCTCCTGCTGGTGGAACGACTGCGGTTGGTGTTGCATCAATTACCAACATTTACACCAACTGCAATGGTGAATATGGTGGAAAGATTCTTGCCATCAATCTCACCAATCCTGGATGTGGTTACACAGTTGCACCTTGGGTCACCATTCAAGGTGGTGGAGGATCTGGTGCTGCTGCGACAACTGGAATCTGCACAACTGGAAGTGTCGGAGTTGTCACAATTACAGGTGGTGGTTCTGGTTACACGACCAACCCACACTTCACCTTTACAAGTCCTGGAACTGGAACAACAGCAAGAGGTTGGGGAGAAATCAACGCTGCTGGCATCGTTACCGTTGCTTACATCCAAAACGCTGGTTGTGGTTACACAGTTGCTCCAACAATCACAATCGATGCTCCAACTGGAATGGGAGCCACGATTGGTATTGGAACTTACACCTTCAACGAAATTGTTACGGGCCAAACATCAGGAACCACAGCAAGAGTCAAGAAGTGGACTGCTTCCACATTCCTTTTGGAGGTCTCCATCGTCGATGGGACTTTCACCGCTGGAGAAGCAATTCAAGGAGAATCCTCAGGAGCATACTATGCTCTATCTGTCCAAAATAAGGATGATCTTGTCACTCCATTCGCTGATAATGACACCATTGAGGCAGAGGCAGATGCATTGCTCGACTTCACCGAAACAAACCCCTTCGGGATGCCATAACTAAATAACTAATATTTCCAAGCAAGAGTAATGTTTGAATATTTTTACAATGAGATTCTACGATCCACAATCATTGGATTTGGATCTCTTTTTAATGGAATCAAAATTCAGCATAAGGACTCAAGTGACGACACTTTCAGTGAAATCCAAGTCCCTCTTGCTTATGGTCCAACTCAAAAGTTTCTTGCAAGAATGCAGCAGGAAGCAGATCTGAATCGTCCGACTCAGATCACTCTCCCAAGAATGTCTTTTGAGTTTACCAGTTTGACTTATGATCCAAGTCGTAAGTCAACACAGATGCAAACCATCATCAATCAAACTCCTGATGGTGCTAACATCAAAAGAAATTATATGCCTGTTCCCTATAACATGGGATTTCAGTTGACAATTTATACTAAATTGAATGATGATATGCTTCAGATTGTGGAGCAAATTCTTCCTTACTTTCAACCTTATTACAACCTCTCAGTCAATTTCTTGGGCGAACTGAAAGAACAAAAAGATATTCAAATCCAGTTAGATAACATTGGAATGGAAGATAATTATGAAGGAAACTTTGACACAAGAAGGGCACTTATTTACACACTGAACTTTACAGCAAAAGTTTACCTGTTCGGTCCCATCACCGACGTTACAGACACCATCGTCAAGAAGGTTACTGTTGGTTACCTTGCTGGAACCAAAAACAACGCAGAGAGAGATCTCACTTATCAGGTTACTCCAAGAGCAACCAAAGATTACGATGGAACTGTTGTTACAACCACAACAGCAAACATCGATCTTGCAGATGTCATCATTCCCGTAACAAGCAGTTCTGGAATTACTGCATCAACTTACATCTACATTGGTGAGGAAGAGATGTTTGTTGAAAAGATCAGTGGAAACAACCTTACGGTGAGAAGAGGTCAAGACAACACAATTCCACAAAAGCATGTTAGTGGCGCAAATGTTTATAATATCACTGCCGCTGATGATGCACTTATCGAATTTGGAGACGATTTCGGATTTAGTGGAACTGTGTTCTGAGGTTGACTTATGTCTGGTAAATTTGATAAATTAGATGAAACGTTTGACGTGACACCAACTGAAATCACTGAGGTAAAAAAGGATGATCTCGAAGGTAAGATTGAGAAAATCAAAAGCAATTCTCAAGATATCAAGAAAGACTACGAATATACCAGGGGTAATCTTTACTCGATTATTGAAAAAGGACAAGAAGCAATCGACGGCATCTTAGAACTCGCTCAAGAAAGTGAGATGCCTCGTGCTTATGAAGTTGCTGGACAACTGATTAAGAATGTTGCTGATGCCACTGATAAATTGTTGGATCTTCAGAAGAAACTGAAGGATGTGACTAAAGAAGAGGAAGCAAAAGGACCGACAACCGTCAACAATGCTCTGTTTGTTGGATCCACCGCTGAGTTACAAAAACTTCTCAAGAATTCATCTAAAGACATAAATACTTAAAAAGGATAAAGATGGCAGCCGTACCTACCGTTAATATTGTCATCCCTCAGGGAACAACGTTTAGTGAACTTTTCACTTCAACGGAATCGGACGGTTCTGCCACGAATTTGACAGGATATGCAGGAGTTTCGAAAATCAGGAAGTATCCTGGTGCATCGGACTCAACAAGTTTCAGTGTCTCAATCACTGGATCAACTGGAGAAGTTACCATCTCCATGGCATCGTCAATCACTCAAACTCTGAAACCTGGAAGATATTATTACGATGTTTATCTAACATCAGCAAGTGATGTGGTTTCGAGAATGGTTGAAGGACAAGCACTGGTAACAGCAGGCATTTCGACCTAAACTCATGTCAGTTATTAGAAGGGGATCAAGCGCATCATCTTCAGTCACTAGAAAAGTTACAGGTACTGCAAAGGTCCAATCGACTAAACCAGTCAGAGAACTCCAAGATGCCACTGATGCGGATTTTGGAACTCTAAATGCAGGAGCAGATGGAAAAGTAGTCTCTTGGGATAACGACACTGGTAAATTTGTTCTGGTCGATGCTGACACTATTCTTGGAAGGTCTTCAGAAGACGGAAACCTCTCAGATGAGTTCATCACTCAGATTGAAGCACAGATTGACCTTGGTGATACAAACTTAGGAGACGTTGATGGAGGTCCCTTCTCATGACTTTTCGAAACAGTACTCGTCTTGGGTTTGTAAATAACCAACAAGGATCACTTGCTCGCGCAACAACAAAATATCTTTTGAGATATAATCATTCTCTTGGAAGATTTGATTTGGTTTCACCAGATGATTTGGTTTCTTCAGCAACAACAGACAATGATGGTGATGCTTTCCCCGATACTTTCATCGATCAAATCGAAGAACAGATTGATGTAGGCGATATTGAAAACAGAAACTACGACGCAGGTTCGTTTTAAACTAAATAGTTCTATAGTTACTATA